TCATTCTCAACCGTGGTAACTCGCCCTTCGACCGCAGTGATGTCGCCTTCGGCGGTGGTCATTCGCCCTTGCAGACTGGTGACATCCCCCTCTGCCGTGTTCAGTCGGCCCCCATGTGTCGTCAGCGTGCCTTCTGCCGTGGTCATGCGCCCTTCGAGCGCATCAATGTCATCCTCTGCCGTGGTGACCCGGCCTGTCAGGGTCACGGCCGCATTCTCTGCATTGGTGACCCGGGTGGTCAGAGCCGGTAGATCGGTCTCAAGCTGTCCAATGCGCCCGTCCATCGCCATGAGCGTGTCGAGCTCATCGAGGAAGGTCTGCATGTTGTCGGCGACATAAAGCAGCTGGGTCAGGTTGGCATGAATGGCCAGCAGCTCGGTCATGTTGGTGGCGACACTGTTCACCGCAGCGATGTTGGTGGCCACGGTCACCACATTGGCGAGGTCGTCATGGACCACGAGCAGCTGGGCCCGGATCGCATACAGATCCAGCAATGCCGACAGGTTGTCGTGAAGACCAACCAGTGCCGGCATGTTGGTGTCGATCAAAGGAGTTCGGTGATGTGGTTGTAGAGCAGATCGAGCTTGAGGATCTCCTCGTTGAGCTTGTCGATCGCACTGATCGAACCATGCACCCGGAAGACTTCCGCCATGTGGGTGGAGACGTGCTTCACGTAATCTAGGTGCTCGGCCACAGTCCGCACAACGGTGTAGGACTCGCCGAGCATCTTATCGACGAGTACGGATTGGTTCCCATCAGGGTGGAAGACGGTCCGAATAGCCATCAGACAAAGCCTCTCTGCTCGAGCTTCGAATGCGTCGTATGGGTGGTTTGGTTCACCAGATCGCGTTGCTCGACATCGCGGCAGAACGCTTCGTAGGCGGCGAGGAGCTCTTGGCTCTTGATCAGATTTTCTTGGCCATTCATATGGCTGAAAACTTTATGCGCGATATACATTTTCAGCGCATTTTCAAGATAATGCGGCAAATGGATTATCTGGTCAAGAACATTGTCCGGACCGCCGAGCCGGTCATCCAGCAAGGGATGCTGCGCCTGGTAGACCACGGAGAGCGGATCACCAGCGATCGGACGGGGTACCTGCAGGACATGCGGTTGGGGTGTGAAGAGCGAATCCTCCCGCCCGGCATCGTTCAGCGGATAGGGCCAGCCTTCCACGCTTTGCACCCGCAGGATCTTCACCACATCATCGATGAAGGGTTCCTCAGGCATGTCCTTGATGTAGGGAAATTCGGCTGTGGAGGCGGAGGATTCGGCGAATTTGGGATGCAGATGGTAATTGGTGATGTGGGCCACCTGCTCGATCAGCACATGCTTTTCCCGCAGGATGAAGCGCGTGAACAGCGCCAGCAGACCATCATTGGTGTGCTGCAGGATCTGGGGCCATTTCTCTTGGAGGATCTCCCCGGATCCGGAGCGACTGACCGAGAGATTGGACAGCTCGCCATAGGAGAGCTGACGGAAGAGTTCGATGACTTTCATGGCGCTCTCGATAATCGCGTTGAAAATAACACGACATTATCTAGGCTATTTTCATAAAAATATCAAACGATATAAGAGCTCAAGGATGAGGGATTTTCTTCAATCTCATCATCCGCAAACATATCCGGCCCGCCATTGTGCCCGATCATGGGCCGCTCATCCTCCTGGGTCGGTTTCCAGGCATTCAGGTACATCAGCATCGAGATCGTATCGATGCAGTCATCCTTGCCCTTGAGTCCGTTCTTGGTGGCCAGGCGGATCTGGCCATAGAAGTGCCCCATGATCTTCGAGGTCTTCCATTCCTGCGGGAAATACATCTTGCCGGCCTTGAACAGAGGCACCACCAGATTGAAGCGGGTGAGCTTGTTCTGGATCGGTCGGATGCCCGGGGCGCCGGACTTCTCCGAAGAAGCGAAATTGAACCAGATGTTACGCTGCATCATTTCCGACTGCAGCCACTTGATGAAGGCCAGCTGCTGACCCGAGACCTCGATCCCGACACTCTGTGGCCGGTATTCCGAGACCATCCGGAACAGGGTGTTGACGGTCTTGTCCATGGTCTGGCGTTCGCATTCACCATCGACCCAGAACCAGTCGCCCTGAGAATTGTAGGCCCAGACCGAGATCACCGAGAAATCCGCCGTCTGCTTGTCGGAGGTGGCGAAGTCGGTGGTGATGTAGAAGTTGAACTGGTTGCGCCGGCTGAGCAGCTGGACGCGGGAATATTCCCGGATCTCGGCATCCTGAACGAGACGCTCCTCTTCGGAGGAGATGCGCAACATCAGCTCCTGCATGAAGCCCTCGACCTTCCCGGTCAGAACGGCATTCTGGTATTGCTCGACGATGAAGTCGTAATCGAAGCGGTCCTCCCAGGCGCCGATGAACTCCTCCTTCGAGCACGGGAAGCGTTCACAGACCGGCCAGACGTTCACATCCCAGGCGCCGGATTCGACCGCCTCGATCATGATGTCGTCCTTGTTGAAAGGCGTGCCGTTGAAGATGATCTTGCGGCGGGTCGGATCCAGAGCGTAATTCACCCCCTTGTAGACCGTGTCCTTGATCGCCTCCATCGAAGCCCTGGATTTGGCATCGTCATCCGAGACAAGGTCGTCGAGCACGGCCAGCGGCGGGCGCTTGCCGAAGATCTTCGTACCGCGCAGACCGGTCTTGGCGCCAAACATCTTGCAGCCCAGCCGGTGTCCATCCCGGTTGGTGAACTCGATGTAATTGTCGGTGAAGTGGGCCTGGGGGATCCATTCCTGCAGGAACGCACTGTTGTGGTAGCGGAACTCGACGTTCTTGCGGGCTGCCTTGACGCCGTTCTCCATCGAATCGGAGACGTAGATCATCGCCTCGATCTTGCCGAATCCCGGCAGGTAGCCGTAGAAGGCCAGGAACAGGATCAGGTACTCGAAGAAGAGCGTGGTCTTGGCCGCACCACGGAAACACAGGTTGACGATTTGGCTTGCGGGACTGGTGAGCTTGTCGAGCATCTTCAGATGCACGGGCGGGGTCTTGTGGCTCTCGCCTTCCTCCCCGTTCACCAGCTTGATGAAATTCATGAAGATCAGGGAGAACTGCGAAGGCACGTAGGAGCCGTCGTTGAGATCCGCGTAATCGACCTCATCGAGCCATTCATCCAGAGCCTTCTTGATGATGACCCGATCCGACATGGAGTGCATGATGTGGTCGTCGGCGACCTCAGACATCACTCACGTCCTCCGGTGCGGGACGCTGAACCAGACGGGAACCTGCCACATCGATCGTCTTCATGTTGCCCTCGGCAATCAGACCCCGCTGCTGTTCGGCAAGCTGAACCATCATCTCCCGCATTTCCTTCATGCCGGAGGAATCCTCGTTGTTGATGTTGATCTGGAAGCCCTTGTTGGCCTCAGGCTTCTTCAGATGGGTGAGCAACGAGTTGGCCGCTTCCGTGCGCACCTTCTCCGAGTTGGCGTTCAGCATCAGATCGGCCTGGACGTTCAGGGCCTTCTGGAAGAGATCCTGATTCAAGACCCAGGTCGGCACCAGGGACTGTTCCATGATCAGGTTGACCAGACGACCGCGGTGGTAGGCTGACACGATGGAGGCGATGTCCTTGGGCAATGTGCCCTTGGCGACCAGATTGGCGTAACGCTGGGGAAAGACGCGGGTATAAGCGTCATGGTTGGTATAGCCCATCAGCTTGTAGCTGACATAGGCCACGGCATTGATGTACTCGTCGGCCCGGAATTTCCCTTCCCGCAGGATCCCTGAATAGCTCACGAAATTGTCGCGGATGTTCTGGGCAATGACCGGATCGGCAGCGATCGTGTTGAGCTTGTCGGTCAGTTCCTGGGTCACGGCCGAGCGCAGATGCGCCGGCAAGGCGCGCTTCACCTCTTCCTGGCTCAGAGCCGGCAGACTTTCTTCAGCGACCGGATTCTGGTTCGGGGCTGGTTCCGCTCGAGGCTGTTGCAGCGGCGGCGTGTTGAAAAGAGAGGGCGTCGTCATGGGTTCCCTTTTCTCGAAAATAAATGCGTTTGCACGAGAAAACATTTCTGCTATTAATTCGTAGCATATTCAAGACGCATTTTCGAGAAAATCCCAAAAGGGTTGTTCCAGTTTCCCTGGCGCGTTTGGTGGGTTTCCGCGACGGGGAATCGGGGCCGAGGAAGGGACTGCTCCTCCCAGCGTTTCCTCGGCCCCTTCCCTCTCTCATTTGATCCCGGCCTCCTTCTCCAGTTCGTCCGTGCGTTGCTCGATGAAGTTCTGGATCTCTGCCAGCATTCTGCGATCGGTTGCCACGCATACCATCTTGAACCGGCGATGCAGGGATTGTGGCAGATCGAGGCTCAAACGCTTGATGGGCTCACTAGCTGTCTTGTGGGCAAACTCGGGACGGGTTCGGTAGCTGTCTTTGTTGGTGTCATGGCCCGGACCGGATGATTCATAGGCTCGGATCTGCTCCTCCGAGAGAACCTTCTGGTTAGGCTTCGGCACCAGTGAAAACGTCTTCTTCGACATGGCTCATGATCTCTTTGGTGAGTTGCTCGATTTCGCGGGCGGCGGCGCTCTCCGCCGCCCATTCGAATATGGTCTGCCCCATGGTCAGGCTCTCGGCGAAGGCCACCCGCTGCTCAATCTCGGTCTGGAGGATCGGCATGCCGACATTGGCGGCCATGTTGCGGATGTCCCGCCCGATAACCGTATTCCCTATTTTGCGGGAAACCACTAACCCACATTCCAGATACGGCTTGAAATCGCGGGCTTCCTTGACTTGCCGCACGGTCAGATCCGTGGCCCAGGTGGAGAGACCGGACGGTTCGATCGGCAACACCACGTAATCCGAGGCGATGATGCACGAGCGCGCAATCTCTTCTGCGTGGGGTGGTCCATCGATGATGGTGTGGTCGTAATCCGCCGCCATGGCGATCGCTTCCTTGGCCATATTGCTCCTGGCCAGGTTGACGACCTGAAATGTCGGCTCCTCCCTGAGCGAAGCCCAGGTCGAGGAAGATGCCTGCTTGTCGGCATCGATCAGCAGAACCTTGTGACCCTGATTGGCCAAGTATCCTGCGACATTGATGGAGAGGGTTGTCTTGCCCACTCCACCCTTCTGATTGAGGAAGGAAATGATCATGTGGGGGTTGCTCCGTACAGAAGCCGGAACCTTACACATTTCACAAGATATTGTAAGCCCCAGCGCATGTCCCGAAATGAGTCAACCCAATACGCTGTGGTTGACGCACCCCCCTGATCCGTTTCCAATGCCGCGTTGGTGCATCTGATTTGCGCCACGATTCGACGACTGGAACCAGAAGGGAACCAGAGAGACCAGAAACACGAAACCCGCCACTGAGGGCGGGTCACATGATTCGGCAGGGCCGAGGAAATATCGACGTTTGGCGACATCGATATTCCCAAAGCTCGAAGCCTTCGTCAAGTGGGAATGTCATTTCTCGCAACGGGGGAGGTTTGCCGGATCCCAAGCTGAGGGATGAAAGATGCTGGCAGACCAGATCACGGTCGCGCTGTCGATGGCGCGTGGCCGGACGATGTTCGACGAGATCTCACGCACCATCTGGGGCGGGATGGCCCAGGGAATGTTGAGCGAGAACGAGGCACAACGATTCTCCGAGCAGCTCGAGTTGTTGCGAAGCGGGGAGGGGATTGAAGCTGGGAGTGCTGGCAATAAATCCGCTTCCCCCCGTAGGGGGGAAGAAATTTCCCGTCCCCGGTTTTCGATCTTCCCGCCCCGACGCAAACAGACGGCACCGGACCCCCGGTCTTCGCTCGCCCGCCGTCGGCGGCTCGCTTCGACCGGTCCGGTGCCTCCGTCTCTCGCCGCTCATTTCACCACGGGCGAACTCTCCGTCCTGCGCATCATCGGGGATGAATGGAGAGGGAAGGGGGCTTGTGTGAGAACCCTCGCCGAGATCGCTGCACGGGCAGGGGTGTCTCGTACCACCACCCAGAACGCCATCCGTCAGGCCCGTGCCATGGGCATGCTCAAGGTGGAAGAACGACGTGTCCGGGGTGCCAAGAACCTGCCGAACAGGATCACCGTGGTCTGTGCGGAATGGACGACCTGGCTCAAGCGTGGTCCCAAGGGGACATCCAAGGATGTTTCGAAGCCTGATAGGGTTCAAAAAACCCACCCCCACGGATACCCATCTCTTTCAAAGGGGCCTTCCTTTCGGGAGCCAGAAGAAAAAAGACCCCCCCTTCCTGTGAAGAGAGGGCTTTACAGATCGAGGGAAAGAGAGCATTTTACCGACCCTACGCTGTAACCTGCCTCACCGGGCCTACCTCTGCCTTTTTTCTTCTCAAAGAAGGACAAAAGACGGACGGGCGAAGCTATTGGTAAAACCTGATAGGTTTCACCCAGGGATCATGGGGGAACCCCCCTTATAAAGATAATATTATAAATATAATAAAAGACCATTATCTTAAAAACATTATCTCGAAAAGCCTATTCTATTAACTCCATAATATATTATGAAGATAATATCTCGCGTATTAAGTTCATAATATATTATGAAGAAAATCAGAGACGTATTATCTATATAATCGGTTTTAAAGAAAATCCTTCGGGATTATGTTTGATAATATATAAAACGATATACAATATATTATTAAGGAAAATCCCTATATAAAAATCCCCATAATATTTTTTGTATATCATTATTTGAAAATAAGAGATGCTCTTCTTTCTGGTTCAGAGAGAAGGGTAGGGGAGATGGATTTTCCTCTGGTTCAAAGAGAGCATCGCTCGGCGGATCGAAGGAGGGGATATCCTCTCTTTCTGGTTCCAAAGGATGCGTCTTTCCCTCTGGTTCCAAGAGATGCTCCGCAGGGTCAGAGAAGGGTCATTTCTCTTTCTGGTTCCAATGGTGAAACTGATCCACGAGATGACGATCCGCAGGGTCTGGCGAATCCCACACCTACGTCTGGCAGTAGAGGATCGCAGGGTTTGGCGAACCTCATAATTACGTCTGGCAGTAGGTTTGTCACACCGGTGGGACTCCATTCTGAAAACCCTCCCCCCCCGGGAACACACCACACACTTTTCACACTACCCCCCACCTCATTTCCCACCACACCTACACTCGGGGCTTCGCCCCTTCCGGATCATTCCCTTTCATCCGGAGGATATCACCATGTCTACGTCCATCGCCAAGTCCACCTCATCCACCGTTGTCGCTCTCCTAAATACCGTGAATTCGGTAGCCCAGAGCGTCACCCAAATCGTTGACACTGGTGCTTCCAGTATCGACATGCTTGACCGCTATGTTCAGCGTGCCAAGCACCAACAGATCGTCCAGCACAAAGTGGAGGATCACCATTGGCAGCGTAATCTCTTCCTCGATTCTGCCAAGAACCAAGCCAAGATCGAGGATGCACTGGAGCGAGAACTACACGGTAACGCCAACCTGACGAAAAGGTTTAACGAAAACCTCGCAGAGTTGGAGGCCTTGTTTACCGAGACCACCCCGTGAACCCAACTACCCCGGTGACCTAACCATGGCACCGGGGGAGACCCCCTAATAGACCGATAGCCTATTTTCAACTTGTCCTGAAAATAGCTTCAACTTGATGGAGGCCAACATGCCCTCGCTCTTCAAGACCACGTTCAACTTCGATACCTTCGCCGAGGCCATTGAACGGGCAGAGACACGGGACGATCGTCCGCTCCTGTTCATCACCACCAACTGCTATGTCGATCCTGATTTCGACCAGCTGGAAGCCTACGAGACCTTCCTGAAAGAGAAGGAAACAAAGGACCATCTCTGGACAACGATCCAGTAGAGCAAACCCACATTCCCACATTCCCTCGAACCAAGGAGACCTCTCATGAGATCCTTCTGTC